GCTTTACACCTGTCCACATGGCCTGCTTCTCCATCGCTACCTCTAACTTGGTTGGTGTGAGCAACGGTCTTGGCATAATCGCCATATCGAGATCACCGCGCGCGTACGAGTCCAGGTTGAATGGCGTGAATTTCTGCTGTTGCCGGTTGAGCGCTCCCCATGCGCCCGATTGCGCCCTGAAGCCAGCCATGGCGACCGCCATTCTGAAGATCGACATCGAAGCAGCATCATAATTGGCCTGCACTTCTGTCACACGAGAGGCTACATCCCCAACCAGACGCGAAGCAGCGGGTCCGGTTACTTGCGACATGGAGCGCAATTCCCGATAGAAGGCTAACTCAGGATGATCTTGCTCAATCTCCCCTAGCAGGCTATCCATGTACGTTTTCGTCTGGGCAAGATCGAGATTGCCCGCAAGCGATGAGACCGAACCACCAGCAGGCCCTTTCAAAATCAGCACATTTTCCTGTTCTGTTGCAGGCCGTTCAAACTCGTTTGTGCTCTGACGTGCCTTATTGTTGAACAAACTGTTAATCGCACCGTCTGACCACATGACCAACGGAGCCCCGATCACTTTGTGGACCTGATCATGCACGTGTGAGGCAAGGCTGTTTAATTCGTCGATCTTGCCAAAGCTACCTGCAATTGCCGGGCTTCCATGGTCCGCTCCAAGATCCATATGCTTAATCCAGGTAGCAGGCACAAAACCATAAATGTTCTCGACAACAGTTCCATAGCCATAATCATACGGTTCATCATCCCTATAGTAACTAATTGCGTTCTGATCAACGTCTTTACGATAAATATAAGAACCGTCATCCGGATTCCACACCTGATACTGAAGCGAGTAAAATTTTACATTCCCAGCATTGTCCAGTTGCAGATCTCGCACAAATCCAGGCCAGACGACATCAGCAACGACCTTACCACGCTGCACATCGTCTATCACCTCAACGAGCACACTCCCAAGTGACGCGCCGTAGCGCACGAGTACACTCTTCTTGGATTGCCAGTTGGACCATTGCCAGAATTGCGCGATCGCGTCTTTCAGCGTAGGATCAGTGTCTGCACTGAAGGGAATCGCCAGAGGTACGCCGTCGGGTAAGTCATCTCCGTCTTCGCTCAAGAGCCCTGGATAAATTTGCCCGGCGTAGAAGTCCACCAACCGCCTAACCGGATTGTAGACCATCCTGATATTGCGATAGAGGTTGTAGTTGCTCTTGTACTGTGACCAGCCATTTTGCGCGGGATTGAGCCGATTGTTCTGCCACGAGCCAGCCCAACTATTCATAAATCGGGCGGTCCGGTCGAACATCGAATTATTGTAGTAGGCCCAGAGCAACTGATATTCACTGGCCTGCTGGACAAAAGTTTCCTGTTGGTGCGCGGTTGCCGGATCTTCGAAGACACGCCGGGCCGCGTACATGCCAGCGTTCCAGCCTGCAATAGACGCGTTAAACATGCGCGAAATCACTCCCATTTCAATATCCTACATACTCACTAATCGCAGTCGCTGTTTTACTATCAAGTGGACCAATACCAGAAGGATCACCCATGAACATCATCATGTAGCGAAGCGCATCTTGACCATGATCATACTTCTTGAGCGGCTCTTCTTTGATCTGTCTGCCATTGGAGAGATCCCAGACGTAACTTTCAAATTCAGCATCAGTACAAACAGGAAGTCCCTTCTCTTCTAACTGAGGGTCAATTTGAACGAGGCTATCACGCATGAAATAGACACCAGGACGGCTGTTTCTTCCAAATCTCAAACGGGCCTGCACTGTCTGGATACCTACACTTACCGCCTTGAGAGCAGGAATTGTGTCATAGCCAGTATGACGCTGGAATGTGGCGCGGTCCTCCGCATCATGATCACAAACAATCCCTACCGGGCGCGGTTCATGAGCAGTCAACTGCATAATCTCTTTGGCCAGATCCTCTACCAGCCGCTGTGTCTGGTAAATCTCTCGATAGCGATACATCACACCGTCTGGACTCTCTGCCCATGCTTGCCACACAAACGGATTGCGAAAGCCAAAGTCAATAGACCAGTAACGAGGCCAGAGATCAGGGATGTCAAATCGATCAATGAGGTGAACCGCCGGGTTCCACTCATCTTGATACACCATGCCTTCAGCAGCGGCCCATATCCCCTTCCGCAAGCGCAAATAAAGCACACCCGTAAGCGAGTCCAGACCTGCCATGTATGCGTCCGTAAGTGTGGGGTTATCCTCATGGCGTGATTCCACCATCAGCAAATTTCCGCGTTCGGCCCGCTGCTTCAGCCAATGGTTCGGAGGACCAGGATTCGTGTCTGCCATGAGTTGCTGATAGGGCATAACGTTATTGCGCAGGCGCGTAACGATGGAGAGCCAATCTTCCAACTCAAGTTCAATTGCTTCTTGCACATAGACCATATCCCATTCAGAAGACATGATTTTCGTGGGATCGTCGAGGCCTCCTACTGCAATGATCGAACCGTTGGGATAGCGATACTCTTGCTCTGATGTACGCCAAAAAATCTCAGTGCCCAGACAGCCTTCCGGTAACACCTTCTGCTCAAACGTGACCATAGCCGTCTGAGTGATGCTCTTACGCGTCTTACGGAGAATGAGCCCACGCATGCCCGCATATTTGTCTGCACAATAATGTAGTTTCTCAAGAAGAGCGCGTGATTTGCCCGTTCCAGCCGGGCCAGAGAGCACCAATTCACGACGAGCAGAACGCCACGCTTTGATTGCAGCTCCATAGCGCTTATAGGGACGCTGTTCTTTGGGCAGTTCCATCACCGTTGTCATGGTTCACACCCATCCTCGTTATCATTCAGGTCCACATACATCTTTGAGAGGCCTCGATGGGTCGTGATCTGCTTTTTGACGCGTTCACCCATCTCTTCCGCAATATCAGTCAAATATTCCCGAACCTCTTTGAAGAGTGCATCGTTGAATTGCACGAGGTCCACCCGTTCCGCATCAGGCCCGTTGCCGATTGCTTTCACATCGGGCACCCACACTTTATCTTGCTCTGCTGTCATGGCAATCAGATCTTCAAGTTGTTTTTGCAGTGCGAGAATGCGATTATGCTGCAACGCGAATCCGGAGCGCATCACCCGCGCCCTGATCTTCTCTTCTTCTGCGAACTGTGCAGCATCGTACGCCTCGGCCCGCTCTTCCCATTGCCAACGTTTAGCAGCGTTATACCAATCATTATCAGGATTTCGTCGGGGTTTCTCAGGGTTTCTACTAGATTGCTCCCCATGAAAGACAGCGGCTACTGACCGACGAGGAAACATCAAACGAAAACGGGTGAAACGGTTGTACCAAAGCAACGGCTCACCCTCCATTCGTTCGTATATCTCGCTCATACAGACAACTTCCTACGCTTCTGAGAAATGGACCCACGGCGCTATAGGTTCATCTTCAATCGGTTCATACACAATGTCGTCATCTGCCCTCAGATGCTTTTGCTCAAGATAGACCTGCACTCTCGTACGCGCATTCTCAAACGAATCTTGTCGATGCACATTGCACGCCTTACAGCAGGGAAGAGCATTCTGTTGCACGAGGCCATGAGAGGGATTCACCATTATCAGAAGCGAGTACGGTACCTCTTCGCAGTACGCACACTTGCCCTTGAAGTCAGAGACAATAGAGAGCCATTCACGCAATGTCAGAGAGACTGGCACATGTTGACGATTGGCAAAGGTGATAGCAGACTGAAGACGATCCCACTCACGCAATTTATCCCGGTCAAAGCAGTTCGGGCATATGCCATAGGTGGTACGAGCTTTGAACTCTTTATCGCAGAGAGCGCAGATGGTGGTAAGAGCAAATTTGGTCATGCTGCACGTTCCCATTTTTTGTTTTTAAGTTGATAGGCAATAAGACATCCAGCATCGAATAGTTCTCTGATTGAAATTCCAATAAAGTACGTTGTACCATCCTTATTCAATTTATGTGGTCGTGGTTTTTCCAGTAAACCTGTCTCCCTTACCTTGTCAAGATCAACAAGTATCCACTCAACGATAGCGCGTTTATAATCTGTCCATCCATAAAAATAGCGGGATGCATGCCCCTCTTTTATTTTTGCCAGTTCCGTCTTCATGCCATTATCTCTATGGGCACGCAATGTTAAATCTCGATAGTTACAATCTGGGCGCCTCACACGAACGGCAACAGTACCACCAGTAAGATGCAATTCAACATCAGTTGCGCAAGATCGATCCT